GACGGACCCAGATGCGTTCTTCATCAAAACAGACGCGCCTCGTGGCTTTGTGCACTTTGAGCGCACACCACTGTCGACCGGCATGGAAGCCGACTTCGACACAGGCAACATGCGCTTCAAAGCACGTGAGCGCTACAGCTTCGGCTTCAGCGACCCACGTGCCGTGTTCGGTTCACCCGGCGCAGCCTAACTCTCTCTCCTCCCTTGAGAGTTTGGATTGGGGCGATCTTCGGATCGCCCCTTTCTTTTTGTGCGGCACTACTGTATTGTTTGGGCATCCCTGACAGTGGCACGGTGCCGCTGACACTTACCCCGACAGGAGATCCTCATGGGTACTACAACTTTCTCTGGTCCAGTTAACTCGACCAACGGCTTCGTAGGCGATATCACAGGTGATGTGACTGGCGACGTTACAGGCGCAGTTACAGCCACAACAGTAACGGCTACAGGCACTCTCACAGCTACAGCTACAGACAACGTATTCGTTGTACCGACATCCGATCCCGGCGTTGCCGGTGCTCTCTGGAACGACACAGGCACTCTTTCTGTTTCCTCTGGCGCGTAAGGGGATCATCAATGGCTGGTTCTGACGTAAAGGCCAAGTTTATCTTGGCAGACACCACTGCCGCTAATGCCGACGGTGTGTGTGAATCACAAACTCCTGCGGCTGGTGGTGAGCAAAGCCTGACCATTGACGGCGCACAAACATCGGGCGGCGTGGCCACTTTCACCGCCGCTCGCTTCATCACAATCGCTTCGGCTGGAACTGATGATGGTCGTACGTTTACGGTTACCGGCACTGATGTGAATGGTACTGCTCAGACTGAGACAATCACCGGACCAGACACTGCTACGGTTACAGGAACTCTGTATTTCCGTACGGTGACTGCAATCACTGTTGATGACGACACAGCTGGGGCAATCACTGTTGGCATGTCCAACGATGCTCTGGACGTTATCTTTGCTGAGCGGGCCCGTTTGAAGGGTGCGTTCATTGTGAACTCTGCGACAGCTGGTGTTGTTACGTTTGCTAACGGAAGCGCAACAGGAACAGAAAAGCTCAAACTCGGTACGGTTGCTTCAGCAACAGCTGAGCGTGATGTCACAATTCCTGACGAAGGCGTCTTGTTTGAGAACGGTTGCTATCTGCCTTATACGGCCGGCACCACTGTTTTCACAAACATCACTGCCTTCCACGCGTGAGGTAACACATGGCGTATGAGATCCGATCCATATCACAGGTCGGTACATCTGAGCCATTTGAGCTTCAGGTGGCTCGGGGTCAAATCCCGGGCCATCAATTCGTGCATCGTATGGCCCGTGTGCCTGAGATGTCGAACAACGAAACAGGTACTCTTTGGGATGTAAATGACACTGTTTACCCGTGGAGTGCGTGGGACACGGCAGGAACAATCTCCGTTGCTCGTGCAAGTGCATCCGACGCCGACAAAGACGTAATCATTGTGGGCCTGGATACAGACTACAACCTATTTACCGAGACGATAACCTTGACGGCAGCGTCTGGGAATACGTCAACCAATACCTTTAAGCGCATTGAGTCGGTTCGTATGAACGGGACCAGTGTGAATGTAGGTGCTGTGACCATAACCAAAGGTGCTGTTGTTGTAGCTAAGGTCAACGCCGGCGTAGGGCAAAGCTTGATGGGTATTTACACAGTTCCCGCAGGATACAATGCCTATCTTCACCAGGGCGTGATGACCATTCAAAACGGCGCAGACGCCACCGGGACTTTCTACTACCGTGTTCCAGGAGACCGTTTTGTTATCGGCCATACATTTGAGGTTGCAAGCTCCGAGTATACTTACGGGTTTACGTGCCCTTTGGGTCTCCCTGAAAAGTCAGACATTGATGTCCGTGCTACAGTCAGAACAAACAATGCTATTCTCACTGCGGCATATGACATAACCCTTATTCAAAACGGAGGCCCGCTTTAATGGCTAAGGTCGACAAGGATAAGATGAAGTGCAACAAACCTCGCCGCCAAAAGTCCGGCGGCAAGAAGTTTGTTGTGAAGGCTTGTGACAAGGGTAAGGAAAAGATTGTTCGTTTTGGCGACGCCAACATGACGATCAAAAAGTCCAACCCAGAGCGGCGCAAATCGTTCCGAGCACGGCACGGCTGTGACAAGGGAACCCTAGATAAACTGAAGGCCAAGTACTGGTCTTGCAAGATGTGGTGAGCAGCATGGGCAATGTGACGATCACGCCAGAAGAACTCGAAGAGATGCTGAACCGCTCCGCGAAGCGAGGAGCGAGGGCCGCGCTTGAAGAGCTTGGCTTGCACGACGAGAGTGCTCCCAAGGATCTGGATGAGTTACGCAGTCTGCTGTCTGCATGGCGTGATACGCGCAAGGCTGTTTGGCAAACAACTGTTCGACTGGCCACTGGTGGTCTGCTATTATTCATAGCAGGTGCAGTGTGGATGTCGTTCAAAGACAACGTGGGACAGTAATATGAACCGCACTAACATGGCAAAACAAGTGATGGAGCCTCCGATGAAGAAGTGTTCAAAGACCAAAGGCGCAATGAAAAAGGGCTACATGAAAGGTGGCTCTGTCAAAGCGGGATACAAAAAGGGCGGCATGGTCGACCAGTCGATGTGCAGCCCGCGCAAGCAAATGGCTATGGGTAAAAAGTAATGGCTAAGGACGCCTGCTATAAGAAGGTGAAGGCTCGGTATAAGGTCTTCCCCTCTGCTTATGCAAGCGGAGCCATTGCCAAATGCCGGAAGGTCGGCGCCAAGAACTGGGGCAACAAGACCCAGAAGAAGGCGAAGGGTGGCTTGGTTAAGGTGAGGACGTTCTGATGGCCGTCCGCAAAACCAAGAAGGGCGCAGCCCTCAAGCGTTGGTTCAAAGAGGACTGGAAAGACGTTAAGACGGGGAAACCGTGCGGCCGTAAGGACGGCGAGAAACGCGACACTCCGTACTGCCGGCCGACTAAGCGTGTCAGCTCTAAGACGCCTAAGACATCTGGAGAGATGACGGCCACTGAGAAACGTAAGAAGGTTGCCGAGAAAAAGAAACTGGGTCAACCTGCTGGTAAGCCCCGCCGCGTCTCGGCGGCGAAGAGGAAAACGAAATGACCACATCTGGCTCAAGAGATTTCAACCTCGACATCGCGGAAGCGATTGAAGAGGCCTATGAGCGTATCGGTCTTGAGATGCGTACGGGCTACGACGCCAAAACGGCTCGTCGGTCCATGAACATCATGTTTGCAGAGTGGGCCAATCGAGGCCTGAACATGTGGACAGTGTCGACTGGCACAACCACTGTGACGCAAGGCACGGCGCAGTACACCCTTGCAGAAGATGTCGTCGACATCTTGGACATGGTCTTGCGCCGCGATGGCACGGACTATGAAATGGCTCGGATCAGCCGTAGCGATTACCTGGACTTCCCGAACAAAACAGACCAGGGCCGCCCGTCTCAGTTCTATTACGATCGCCAGATCGCACCTGTGATCAATCTCTGGCAGACACCAGAGAACAGCACTGACCAGCTGGTGTACTACTACGTGCAGCGCATCGAGGACGTAGGTAGCCTGACCAACACCACGGGGATCCCGTTTCGGTTTTACCCCTGCATGGTTGCGGGCTTGGCCTACTACCTCTCTGTTAAGCGGGCTCCAGAACGCGTGCAGATGATGAAGTCGATCTACGAGGAAGAGTTCCAGCGCGCTGCGAACGAGGACGAGACTCGTGTAGGGTTGAAGCTTGTTCCAAGTGTTCGCTCCATGAGGGTCTGAGCTATGGCTTTTGCTTCCGACAAAAACGCATATGGGATCTCTGACAGATCCGGCTTTCGTTACCGCCTGCGCGATATGCGCAAGGAGTGGACGGGTGCGCTTGTCGGGGCTGACGAGTATGAGGCGAAGCACCCGCAGCTTTATCCTCCAAAGGTAGGCCCGGATCCGCAGGCGCTACGCAATCCCCGCCCTGATCAGCCCGAGGCGCTTCAAGTCTACGTGGATGTGCCAACGGTCGAAGCTCCTAGCCTTGAACGCGTTCGTATGTTAGGTAAGACAGGACAAGTTACGGTGGTGACAACATGAGCTTTACATACGGTCAACTCAAGCAGGCCATCCAAGACTATACGGAATATGACGAAACGACTTTCGTCAACAATATCCCTTTGTTTATCCGCATGGCGGAAGAGCGCATCCTCAAACAGGTGCAGCTGAGCTTGTTCACAAAGAACGCGACAGCGAGTGTGTTTTCTGACGCTCAGTATGTCACACTTCCTACGGACTTTTTGGCACCGTTCTCTCTGTCTCTTACGGGCAGCGATGGTGACAAGTTTTTCTTGCTATTTAAGGATGCCAGCTTTGTGCAGGAGTACAACCCTGACCCGACCACAACAGGCGCGCCAGTGTACTTCTCTCAGTTCGACGTAGATCATCTCGTGTTGGCGCCGACACCCGATGCTGACTACACGGCTGAGCTTCACTACTTCTATCGTCCGGACAGCATCACCACACTGGGTGACGATGGAACCACCTGGCTCAGTATTAACGGAGAAATGGCTCTGCTGTATGGTGCCTTGCTTGAAGCAAACATCTTCCTTAAAGGTGAGCAGGATGTCATGCAGATGTATTCATCGCGCCTTCAAGAGTCCATCGCTGGACTGAAGCTGCTTGGCGAAGCAAAAGAAGTGACGGACGAGTACCGTCGCGGTAAGATAGTGAGGCCAAAGCAGTGACCTCTGGTTTTTTGAGCGTACCCAAAGATATACCTCTTGTCGGGGTGCGCACCACAAGTAGCCGCGGGTTTACTCCCGAGGAGCTTGCAGAACAAGCCGCAGAACGGATCGTCTCGGTCTCTGACTCGGCTCACCCCACGCTTAGAGCGCAGGCGCATGCTTTTCAAAAGCAGGTCGCAAAGGTCGTCGAAGATTACCTAAAACAATCTGTTCGCAGCGATCGCACAACCGTGTATAATGCCCTCAATGATGCGGGGCACCCCGAACTGGCCGATCTTATAAGGAGACTTTGACATGGCGTTTGACGCGGCACAAAAGTGGAACGCAGTGGGTGAGAAGCATTGCGCTCGCTGCTATACCACAAAGCCGTTGTCCGAATTTACGGTCCGGAAATCGGGACCGAGAAAAGGACACCCCATGTCTTACTGTAAGCCGTGTCGAGTGCATCGACAAACGCAAAACTACAACAATGACACGTATCAGCGCATTGTAAGGCCCTACCAACTTAGGGTTAAGTATGGGGTTTCTGTGGACGAGTATAACCTTATGCTAGAAAAGCAGGGGTTCACATGTGCTATCTGCGGTACAGACGATGGGGCCTCTGCTAAGGGGTCCAAGACGTTCGCTGTAGATCACTGCCACACAACAGGCGCGGTTCGAGGTCTACTTTGCAATAACTGTAACCGCGCTCTAGGTCTACTCAAAGACGACCTAAGTGTGTTAGAGTCAGCTATCAAATACCTGAAAGGATCAAGCCAATGAGCTTTACCGGAAACTTTATGTGTACGTCATTCAAGAAAGAGCTTCTTGAGGGCGGACATAACTTCTCACTCAGCGGCGGCGACACGTTTAAGCTCGCCCTGTACGACAACAACGCTTCGTTTACCGCAGCAACTACGGACTACACCGCAACCAACGAGGTTGGTGACTCCGGTTCGTACGCAGCCGGCGGCGGCGAGTTGACACGTATTGACCCGACAAGCTCGGGTACGACAGCGTTCACGGACTTTGCTGACCTGACGTTTACATCAGCGACAATCACGGCTCGTGGCGCGTTGATCTATAACACGACCGAAGGCACTGGCACCGGCACGACAAATTCTGTGGTGGTCTTGGACTTTGGCGCTGACAAAACCTCTACATCGGGCGACTTCCAGATTGTCTTCCCTACCGCGGACGCGTCAAACGCCATCATCAGAATAGCTTAAGCTACCTTAAGGAGAGCGCGGTATGGCCCTTGTTGTCAAAGATCGAGTCAAAGAGTCCACCACGACGACTGGGACGGGCACCGTAACACTTGCAGGCGCGGCAACAGGCTTTCAAGCTTTTTCTGCCGCGCTCTCCGACGGCGACACAACGTATTATGCGATTGTGGAATCAAGCACAGGTGCTTGGGAGGTAGGCCTTGGAACCTGGGCAACCGGTTCTTCTACACTCGCACGCACAACTGTCCTAGACAGTTCGAACTCAGGCTCTGCTATCAACCTTTCGGGTGATGGCGCGGATGTATTCATAACGCAGCCCGCTGATAAGGCTGTGTACTTCGACGCATCAGGCGACGTGGTCTTGAACCAAGACCCGACAGCCGCGCTTCAAGCTGCCACTAAGCAGTACGTGGACTCTATTGCTGCTGCGGGCATCCACTATCATCTTCCTGTTCGCGTTGAAAAAGAGAACAACCTCAACGCCACCTACGACAACGGGACGGCGGGTGTAGGTGCTACGCTTACTAATGCTGGGACGCAAGAAGCTCTGGTTATCGACGGCATTACGATGGTCGTGGATGATCGTGTTCTTGTGTACGAGCAGACCGACGCCTCACAAAACGGTGTCTACACCGTCACCAATGTAGGTTCAGGCAGCACGAACTGGGTTCTGACCCGGGCGACTGACGCTGACAGCTATGCTCCTTCTGACCCTGACTCTCTCGGACAAGGCGACGCCTTCTTCGTGCAAGAGGGTGTGGCAGGCGCGGGTGAAACCTACGTCATGAACACAGAAGGTACGATCACCTTTGGTACGACAGACATCACGTTTGTTCAGTTCTCCTCGGCACAGATTTACTCTGCGGGTGACGGCCTTACGCTTACAGGCGTGACATTTGCTGCAGGTGCCGGCACGGGTGTGACGGTCAACGCAAACGACATTGCGATCGGTCAAGACGTCGGAACAAGTGCCGATGTGACTTTCAACACCGTTACAGCTGACCTAACAGGTGATGTCACGGGTGATGTCACCGGTAACGCATCTACCGCTTCTGCATTACAAACGGCTAGAAACATTGCGCTGACTGGCGCTGTCACTGGTTCAACCAGCTTTGACGGCTCGGGCAACGTCAGCATTACGACGACAGCTACCTCAGACCCAACGATTACATTGGGTGGAGACTTGAGCGGCTCTGCTACGCTCACGAACTTGGGCAACGCCACGCTTACGGCCACCATCAACGCAAACTCGGTTGCTCTTGGTACAGATACTACGGGGAACTATGTTGCGAGTGGCGCAACAAGTGGCAACGGGATTTCAGGTTCTGCCAGCTCAGAAGGCGGAGCGTTCACCGTTACTTCCAACGCTACAAACGCCAACACTGGAAGCACAATTGTATTTCGTGACGCGTCTGGAAACTTCTCGGCTGGTACGATCACTGCGGCTTTGAGTGGTAACGCTTCTACCGCGACTTCTGCAGCGGCACTGACTACGGCGCGCAACATTGCCTTGTCCGGTGACGTGACAGGTAACACCAACTTTGATGGTTCTGGCAACGTCAGCATCACTACCACGATTGCGGCTAACTCTGTTGCTCTTGGTACGGATACGACAGGGAACTATGTAGCTGGCGCCACTGGTGGGACAGGTATCACCGTTTCAGGTTCAGCAGGGGAGGGTTGGGCCCCTACTATTTCTCTTACTGCCGCAGGTGCCGGTTCAGGAACGTATGGCTCCACTGCTAACGGCACTAAGATTGATACTATTACACTAGATGCCTACGGACGAGTTACAGCAGTAGCAACAGGCGCAACGGGCGACATTGAGGGCGTCACGGCTGGTACGAACTTAACGGGAGGTGGATCGTCAGGTTCAGTTACCCTTAATGTTGCTGACTCTCCATCCTTTTCGGGCACTGTTTTTGCTGAGAGCCTACAAGAAGACTACGACGCTTTGTCGGGGACAACCCCTGCGCCGGACGCGGACAATGCAGGCGCCTTTAGCCTGACAACTTCGGGGAATACTACGTTCACCTTTGGCTCCTGCACCTCGGGGCGTTCTGTCGGGTTCATCCTTCAGCTCACAGCAGGTGGAACCCACACTATAACGTGGCCCGCATCGGTTGACTGGGCAGGTGGCTCCGCCCCGGACGCACCCGCTTCTGGTGAGACAAACATTTACGTGTTCTGGTCGCGTGACGGTGGTACAACGTGGTATGGTGTGTTGTCTTCAGCCGCCGCGGCGTAAGGAGTAGATAATGTTTGGCTTCGCCTCATATGCTCAAACCACCTTCGCAGATAGCGGCGTCGTCGACGTTGCTGTCTCTGTCACAGGTGTGTCTGGGCAAGGCCAAGTCGGCGCTGTAACTGCGCGAAACGTAAACAGAGTATTTCCACTCGGGGTGGTTGCCACAGCTTCCGTAGGGTCCGTCTCCAGCGTTACCGGCACTGCCGTTGTGCTTCCACTCGGGGTTGCGAGTACGGGGAGTGTTGGACAGACCTCAGTCATTGGTGGTAGCACCGTCATCGCTACAGGCTCAAGTGGTGGCGGCCAAGTCGGCACTGCAGGAGTTTCAGCAGATGCGGTAACCTCAGTCTCTGGGGTCAGCGCAACCGCGAGTGTTGGTACGGCTATCGCAGAAGCGGGTGCCGATGTCCCTGTCACTGGGCTAGAGTCCACCGGCGCCGTAGGTTCTGTTACGGTCGTTGAGGGTCAAGGCGTTAACGTGCTGGTGATTGGGGTTCAAGCGTCTAGCCGAGTAGGTTCCGTGTCAACTACCGCTGCCGCCACGGTTTTCCCGACGGGTATTGAGGGTAGCGGAGAGGTGAGACGTGTGTTAGTTTGGGGCGAAATAAAACCTGTCCCCGGCACTGTCTGGACCGAGATAGCGGCATAAGGAACGAATATGGCGAGTACATATACAGCAAACTCAGGTATTCAGCTTATCGCGACAGGTGAGCAGTCGGGTACGTGGGGCGACACTACCAACGTAAACTTTCAGATTGTTGACCGTCTGACGAACGGCGTCGGCTCGGTTACCTTGTCCGGCACCACCCATACACTTACCACGTCTGACGGGTCGCTGTCAGAAGGGCAGTACAAGCTTTTGGTTTTGGGCGGATCTCCCAGCGGGACCAACACCATTACCATTGACCCTAACGACCAGCAGAAGATCTACTTTGTCCGTAACGACTCTGGTGAAAGTGCTATTTTCACACAGGGGTCCGGAACAAACGTCACTGTGGTGGATGGCTATACAGCGATAATTTATGCTGACGGCGGCGGGGCTGGAGCAAATGTTTCGGATCTGACCCCGAGCCTTCAGGTTCTGGTCAACAACGCCAACTGGAGCGGGCAGGATCTTTCAGTCACCAATGGTGGCACAGGAGCCTCTACAGCGGCTGCGGCACGCACCAATCTCGGGCTGGAAATTGGCGCAGACGTACAGGCTTATTCGGCAGCCTTGTCCGCCTTTGTTGGCGTCACACCAACTGACACGCACGGGCTGGTAGGTGACGGCTCTAGTTTTATTTCCACGGCCTCATCAACCAGCGCATTGTTAATCCCTTCGGGAACAGAGGCTCAACGACCCGGCACTCCTGGGGATGGGATGATGCGCTACAACGAGGACACCGATCTTGTTGAGGTTTACTCTTCAGGTGCTTGGGGTGCGATTGCTGGAGATGTTGACCTTTCTTCGTACACAGGTGATGTGGGTATTACCGGGGAGATAAAAGCCACAAGCTACAATGAGTCATTCATTGTATTATCGGGCACTACTCCTTTTGTAAACTGTGAAACGGGTAACGTGTTTTCGCAGACTCTGTCTGGTAACACTACGTTTACTTTCAGTAACCCTCCTGCGAGCGGTACAGCCTATGGCTTTTCGTTGAAGATCGTGCAGGACGCATCTGCCTCTGGCTTTACGGTTACATGGCCAAGCGCAGTGGATTGGCCCGGTGGCACAGCCCCCACACTTACAGACGCGGCAAACGCTGTGGATCAGTTTGTGTTTTATACGCACGATGCGGGAACGACATGGTACGGCTTCACGGCTGGACAGGATATGGAGTAATAGGGCATGAGCAACTTTAAAAAGTTGATGATGGGCGCGGCCCCTACTGGCCCCGAAGGCGCTTGGGACTTGTCTTATGCTTATTATGACCCGCCTGAGAGTCTAACGGGAGCGCTGTCTTCGGCAGTCTCTCTTGGCTCTTCTTTTGCTTTTAGTGTGGCTAGTCAGGAAACCTCCCCTAGACAAGTGTTTTTTAAACCTGACGGTTTTAAAATGTACATCATTGGTACGGCTACAAGCACTGTTTATGAGTATGATTTAAGTACCGCATGGCAGCCATCATCCGCAACATATAGTCAGGGTTTCAGCGTGGCCTCCAAGGTAGGAGCAGGGCAAACTCTTTTCATTAAACCTGATGGCACTGAGATGTATGTTTCAGGGTTTAGTAACTTTATATCACAGTTTACTTTAAGCACAGCTTGGGATGTTTCGTCCGCCACGTATACTCGCCAGTTGGACATCTCTGGAAACTCTTCGTTTTGCGACGGATTGTTTTTTAAGCCAGACGGCACTGAAATGTATGTTGTTAGTGCAACGGATGCTATACTTCAATATAGCGTAGGCACAGCTTGGGATATATCAACTGCTTCCTACTTGCAAGAGTTAGATGTTTCATCTACTGGAAATCAAGCTAAGAACATATCTTTTACCGATGATGGTAAGAGGTTGTTTATGGTTCAAGCGGAAGTAGGTGTCGATGAAATCGTACAGTATGATTTAAGCGTAGCTTGGGACATTTCGAGTGGTACTGAAATAAATACTCTATCTGTAGCAGCTATTGAGACTGAAGTTCAGGGGGTTTTTCTTAGACCTGACGGTAGAATTTTCTACATCATTGGGTATAACGATGACCGAGTAGAGGGTTATAGTTTAGGTGGTGTCGAGCCACCAGGAATAATTTCATCTCTCGAAAGTTTATTCTTTAAGCCCGATGGTACTAAACTTTACATCACAGATAGAGTTGGGGATGACCTAGAAGAGTATAATCTAGGCACCCCTTGGGATTTAACTACTTTATCTAAAGTGCAAGAGGTTGTAACTCTGGCAGACCCCACGGGCGTTTTCTTCAAGTCGGACGGGACAAGGTATTATGTGATAAACTACTCTAGCGACGAGATTCGTCAGTACAATATGAGTACTGCTTGGGATATTTCGACAGGTACTTATGGTGGACTTTTCTCTGTTGTTGGGCAGGAAACAAATCCAGAGGGGTTATTTATTAGCCCTGATGGCACTAAGCTATATGTAGTGGGTATTTCAGGTGACGATGTTAACGAATATAATCTCAGTACGGCTTGGAGTATTACTTCAGCTTCTTATGTCCAGAATTTTAGTGTATCTGCACAAGCGCTTAACCCGACTGATGTGTTCTTTAAAACAGATGGGACTAAGATGTTTGTTACATCAGCCACTTCTGATGACATAAACGAATACAACCTAAGCACTGCTTGGGATGTTTCCAGCGCATCTCACTCTCAGACCTTCAACCTATCTTCGCAGCTTCCAAATCCAGAGGGTGTGTTTTTCCGTGAAGACGGAACTCAAATGTTTGTTACTGGCAGCACTACAGACGCTATCTATTCCTACACCCTTGGCCCTCAAGAATAACGAACAGACAGGAGATTTACAATGTTCGTCAAAATCACAAACGGTCAAGTTGACCAGTATCCATACACGGTTGGCGACTTGCGGCGTGACAACCCAAAGACCAGCTTCCCAAAGCAGATACCAGAAACCACGATGGCTGCTTTCGGGATGTATCCTGTCGGCTATGAGGCTGCACCAGAATACGACCCGATGACCCATCGGTTGCAGCATAGCGATATGCCTGTGCTGAATGATGGCGCTTGGGTCCTGACCAAGACTGTCGTGGCGTTGACAGACGATCAGATCGCAGACGCTGCAAACGCCAAAGCCAAAGAGGTTCGCAAGCAACGTGACGCAAAGCTGTCTGACACAGACTGGATGGCCTTGTCAGACGTTTCTATGAGCGCGGACATGACAACCTACCGTCAGGCTTTGCGTGACATCACGGATCATGCAAACTTCCCGTATCTTGAAGAGGCTGATTGGCCAATTAAGCCATAAGGGAGCGCAATATGCCGCTGACCAAGTTCCAGTTTCGCCCGGGTATCAACCGTGAGGTGACCAACTACACCAACGAGGGTGGTTGGCACGACGGTGACAAGGTACGCTTTACTAAAGGCTTCCCGGAGAAAATCGGGGGCTGGGTGAAGTATAGTCAACGATCCTATTTAGGTGACGCCAGTGCTATGCATCCTTGGCGCACGTTGATTGGTGAGCGTCTTCTGGGTATCGGCACTGGGCAGAAATACTATATCGAAGAGGGGCAAGGTCTCTACGACATCACTCCTCTTCGTGAAACCACTGCAGCTGGTGACGTTACTTTCTCAGCCACTGACGGTTCCTATGAGATCACAGTCAGTGACACGCTGCACGGTGCGGCAGTCAATGACTTCGTGGCATTTACTGACGCTGTCAGCTTGGGCGGCAACATTACTGCGGATGTTCTAAACCAAGAGTATCAGATCGTCGGCCTAATCAACGAGAACAGCTATGTGATCGAGGCCCGAGAAGCGGGGACCGCGATCGGTAACATCACTGTTGACGGTCAGCTGGACCCCACCTATGTGACGGCCGATAGCTCTGATACAGGCGACGGCGGAAGCTCTGTCGTTGGTGCCTACCAGCTCAACACAGCACCTGATGTTGTTGTTGCGGGCGCTGGATGGGGCGCTGGTACATGGGGCCGAAATGCATGGGGCTCCGCTGCATCAGTGACCACGATCACTGCTACGCTGCGCCATTGGTCACATGACAACTTTGGCGAAGACCTGATTATTAACCCCAGAGACGGCGACGTGTACTACTGGGACCGTAGCGCATCGACGATCGGTAACTTCCAGCGCGCCGTTCCGTTGTCCACCCTTAGCGGAGCGTCTGACACCCCCACTGTAGCAAAGCAGATCCTGGTTTCGGACCGTGACCGGCACGTTATTGCCTTTGGTTGCGACCCTATCACAGATCCCGGTGTGCAAGACCCGATGCTCATTCGGTTCTCGGACCAAGAAAACATTGCGAACTGGACTCCGACGGCTACCAACACGGCGGGCGATCTGCGCATTGATTCGGGATCCGAGATCGTTGCTGCGGTAGAAACTCGCCAGCAGGTCTTGGTTTTTACGGACGTGTCGCTGTATGCAATGCAGTACTTAGGGCCACCGTTTACGTTTGGGATCAACTTGATCTCTGAGAACATCACGCTCGCTGGTCAGGAGGCCGCTGTGGCCACGGACGACCAAGTGTTCTGGATGGGCCGCGAGGAGTTCTACGTCTATAACGGGGCTGTTCAGCGCATTCCGTGCTCTGTACGAGGCTATGTCTTTGACGACTTTAACGTCAGCCAAAGGGCCAAGGTCGTAGCTGGGTTGAACTCGGCGCACTCTGAGGTGTGGTGGTTCTATCCGTCCTCGACGAGTGTAGTGAATGACCGGTACGTGATCTATAACTACGCTGAAAACCTCTGGTACTACGGCAACCTTATGCGGGCGGGCTGGATTGACCGTGGTGTGTACGACACGCCGATCGGCGCTGGTCTGGACGGTTACCTGTACTCTCACGAGGTGGGATCGGATGACGGCAGCACGACGCCTGCAACGCCTATCGAGTCGTTTATCCAATCGTCGCCCTTGGACATTGGAGACGGCGAGCAGTTTAGTTTGATTCGCCGCGTACTGCCTGACGTGTCGTTTGAGAACTCCTCGAACGACAGCCCTTACGTCGACGTTACACTTAATGTTCGCAACGTGTCAGGCGGCAACTACCTCAAGTCTTCGACGGTAAGTTATTTCGACAACAACAAGCAGCAGGTGGACTTCCGCCTCCGCGGTCGGCAGTTGTCGTTTAAGCTGTCGTCTGAGCTGTTGGGTACGACTTGGCGCTTGGGCTCACCAAGGATCGACATACGCCCTGACGGGAGGCGCTAATGTCTCGCAACCTACCCCTTCCGTTCTTGCCTGTCCCTCCGGCAGCGTACGATCAATCGTACCTTGCGGAGATTGTACGGGCTTTGTCCGTATACATGCAGAACGAGCGGAACCCCGGGGAGGGGCGGAACACATTTACGGTGTTTACGAACCTGCAAACTAACGACGTGGGCCTCGAACCTGGGACCGTATTTAATCACGGCGGATACTTGAAGGTGTCCGAACTTAACACACCACATGTGCAAGGATCGAGTGCCACGGGCGCTGTTGGGTCTGTCACTGTGGCAACACCATAAGGAATGTTAGATGTCTGAGATCATTGGGTGGAAACCGTCCACAAGTTCTGA